TTCATACGACCCAGAGCTTCTTGGAACCGAGCCATGTACATGCCCATAACATCCTGTTCGCCCTTCATGTATGTATACGCCTCGATCAACGATCCATACAACAAAGAAATTTCCGCATTCGTGCTTAACCAAGTTGTGCCAGATCCTGCGCCCGCCGTTAAGCTTGCTGGGCGATAAAAATAGTGCAGGTCAGTGACAAAGTTAGCATTTGGAGTTGGACCCAAAATAAAGTTATCTACATCAAATGATGCATAGTACAAAGGCAAGCCCGTCGTCGTTGCATCGGGAGTATAAGTCTGAACAAAGTCCGTGTCTTTAAACATCAAGAACTGTAAGTCATCGTTGCCATCAACAACAGAAAGAGAAAGAGGTGCCAAGAAGTCTGAAGGAGCCGCCAAATATTTATTACCGCTCGTCATCGAACCAGAAACGTTCTTCTTAAACAGATTCAACTGCACACTCTTCAAGATGCGTTCTTCCGCTAAACGGATAAACAAAGGAATATTGTTTACGAAACTTGTTTCGTCGTTTTCGCAATAATCCTGTATTGCTTGGGTTAATTCGGTAAGTGTGAACGCCATTTGCTTTTCTCCTACGTCGTCACTGTTACCGATCCAACCGACCCTAACATACGAGGACGGGTCAGTTTTGGATATTCAACAGTCGGAACGCCAACATATACTTGTAACGCCTCAGCTACATCAGGTCTTGGGTTCCGAAGAGCTTGAGGATCTGGACCAACCTTAATCGGAAACAACTGTGGATGCTTCGGCTCATATTCATCTGGACCAACCAAAGCACCCGTCCACTCCTTCTTCATCTCACGAAGACGGTAACGGCGACCTGACCGATCAGAAATACCCCAAGCTTTGCTTCCACTTGCGTATGCCATTAGACCCTCAAGTATCGAATACTAGGTTGCAGTTTCAAAGGAACGCGGTCATCGTCTTCATCCGATGCACGTTGGAACTCTTCCTCGTACACAGCTTTAAGCATTTGAAGACGCTCTGGCGCACGTTTCATGGCGATGTAATAGGCAAGACCAGCAACCATGCATGGATAGAAACGGAAAGGCATATCAGTAGTGTTGACAAGCGTATCCGCATCCTCAATCCTTATAACATAGTAGTAAACAATCTGGTCCGTAGAGTTTTCTGGAACAGGCCACATGTTAATCACAGGTTGGATCTGACGATCAAAATAAAACTGGCTAGGACGACCCTGCGTTGTTTTATTAGGTAACGTTAGATACTCACCGCGACTTAAACGGTCAATCTCATAGTCCGTACCGTCACGGCGCAAAACCATCTCAAGCATGTCGACCACATCAGCGTTCAACGTTTCTTGTCCCTGACCCGCCGTAAGCGTAATTGTCGCCTGCTTTACGGTCCACAAGTTCAGACCACGGTTTGCCCATTCAGCGAACATCAGGTTCAAGGACCGACGCGCTGTCTTAGCATCATAGCCCGTACGAACCTGAAGCCCGCACCGCTCAAATGCTTCTTCGATTAACTCACCTACGTCGAGTTCGAAGTCTCTTGAACCTGAAGTTGCCATTAGAATACTCTACCACCATTACGCATTTTACGCATTCCACCGCTTGTCATGGGCATGTCTTGAATACCCATAGCAGAACTCATCTGGTTTGCATTCATGCCGTCAACTTGTGCACGAGGCTTGTTCATTTGCTGCGCGACATCTTTGACCATTGCCATACCCTGTACAACATCTGCCATACCGCCGCCCTGCATTTTTACTTTGCCGCCGCGCATCATACCTGGCACCTTACCGCCACGCATCATTTTAACTTTACCGCCGCGCATCATTTTCTTTTTTGCGGCACCCGCCATTGGCTCAGTTGTGTTTCCGTCATTGTCCAAATCAAGGAAATCTGGTTTCTTACCTGGCATCTTACATACTCCTTTGTCTACGGCCTAAGATGAGCCGTTCATACTCTTGAGGGTCATAGTTTGTATAGTACCCTAGTTTCTCTAACTTTGCAGCAGCATTCTCAAGCTCACTCCAACGCTGCACAAAAACAATCGCTTCATCACCTAGATAACACAAAAGCCATATGTCTTTCCCTTGTTCAGTGAACTTCCGATTTAGCATCGTGCATCCTGCCTCAAGCTGCTCGTACGACCCATCGAATGACGAGTCCCAAATAAGGATCACTTTGTAATCAAGCTGCTCAAAGGCGCGACACGCTCTTACCGTATCTTCTATCCAATCATCAGTAACAACTACAGTGACTTCTCCGGATTCGATAGCAGGCAACGCAAACGGACAGGAAGCTACCCCGTTATTGTACTCTGTCGGCTTCGCCAAATCCTCTGCCCATGCTCGTATCAAAACACCCTCGCTTGACCACCGTTCGCTGCTTTCCAACTAATCCGTTTGGAAGACTTCTTCTTCTTCGCGGCGGATGTACACTGTGCCATCGTAGGGCGACAGGCTGGATAACTCTTACGCTTCTCACCTTTCTGACGACCACAAGGCTTGCCAGTCTTACAATCGACCCAACCCTTCCCGTCATTCTGGGAAAACCATTCGCGTAAGGTGTTCTTTTTCTTTGCCATCAGTACAAATTCGTTTCTTTACGACGACCTTCTTCGACAGCGCCACAACCAAAAGCTATAATCCCGCCGCTCTTCAGTTTTTTCTTAACAGGGCGTTTACGTTTTTTAGAAGATTCGCCCCAGTTGTCGGCTCCCACTTTTCGGCATTTTGAGAGCGCCCCGCTTGCGTATGCGCTGGGCCAAACCTTGTATCGGCTTTTTACTTTGTGGTAACACGCGTCTTTTTTTGTTTTTGACTTTTTTGCCATTAGTCTTCACCTCTGGAGGCTTGGAGATTTGAAAGGGCATCTGTCCACGACTGATCATAACTTGCTTGCCTTTTTGTTAACTGCTCGACCGCTTGAACCAAATGATCTATTTTTACGTCCATAACTTCTGTCCGTTTATCCACGCTAATCAACGTCGAAATCATCCACACAAGACCCGCCGACCCTAACGTCAGACCAGTCCCCCAAAACAAAAGTTGCACGTTCTTATCCATCTTTACCACATTTTACACGACCAATAACGGGCCGTTAGTTTATCTAAACGTTTAGTATCACAACCGTGACGGGCACGAAATGATTTCCTTCGTTTGGGATTTGACTTCTTGATAGTCATATTAGCATCCCCGAATCGAATAATCTTTTCTTTCCCTTTATCACAGGCTTTTACAACAAACTTTTTGCCACCAGATACCTGACGCTTGGGCTTATTGCATTTCATCTTGGACTTGTCGATCTTAGGCATTAGATTGGCCCCACATTTTGAATGTAAACAAATTCCATTGCCGCAGAAACGTCAAAGTTAACAGATCCAGAGGAAGAAAACGCCCTCATTTCTAAGTCTGTTTTTTCTGTGAACCTTAATGGAAAAGTATAAAACTGTTCGTGTGCGCCATCTGTAAGAGTAAATCTTTCTTTTATTTGAAACACTTCCCCATAGGGTCTAGCAACAAGACTAGCATTCAGAATAGCAGGTGTCTGAGTTGATGTGCCTGTGGACAAAGCCATTTTTGTAAGGAACGCTGTATATCCTGCGGGAACTGTCCAAAGACCCATCAATGTTTGGTTATCACCATCCCCATTTATGGTCAGGTAAATGTTAGCTGGAACTCCAGTGGTCACTGTGCCTGTACCAGCGTAGATTATACCAGCATTTCCGGCACCACTACCTGCGGTGCGAACAAGGCCGCGATTTATACGGAGGTAAGACTTTGTGGTGTTAACTGCTGTTTGTCCGTTTAATGTAACAACTTCGTTTATTTCGTTGTAATCGGCGTCTAAGCCAAAAACTTCTACTGTTCTTGCACCAGTCCCTGCGGCAGTATCGTCAGTTGAACTGCTTGATATAGTCATCACCGTGGCTGATGGGGGGTAGGAATACAAACCACCTTGTTCCCAGATGGTTTCTTTTGTGGCTCCAACATCGCTGTTGTAACCAAACTTAAATATCGTTTTATGGCCCGTGATTTGACCACGGGCCACCTGTAGCTCAAATGGCTCAGATGTTCCGACCTGTGAAATGGAACGGATATCGTATGCCATGGGACCCTCCTACGAAAGGATGATCGTTAGTTGGTTACTCGCACCTGTAAACGCAGAAACGTACACACCTTCCGAAAAGATAATGCCGTCATCTGGAATGTTCATTACGTGGTGACCTGCCGGAAATGTTTGCGTAAGCAAAGTATCACCGCTTGCGCCACCGTTTTTCAACGTGAACGCACCCGCAGCCGCACCGTAAATTACAACCTGCCGTAAACGAGAACGAGATGGACCGACAACCGCAGCCGCCGTTCCTTGAACCCAATTATATGCACTGACTGGACCAGCCATGAGTTACCTCCTTATGAGAGGTTGCGGTTTTGTAGATACAATACCGTGACTGTAGCTGCACCCGCAGTAGCTGCTGTACCTGTCTGGTTGTAGGTCACCGTGATATCAACATCAGAGGTTCCAATGTCGATCAAGTTTCCAATCTGAGAAACATCAGAAGTAGCAAGAACACGGGCTTGCGCACCAGCAGCTAGTGCATCTGCGTATTTATCAGCCGTTGTTCCATCACCGATGTCTAACGTATTGGTTGTGCCTGCATCAAACGCAGTGGTCACATCAACCGCAATTTGATAAATTTGGCTATTCGCTGGAAGTGTAGCAACAACGGTTTCTGTTCCGTCCGCACCAAAAACAACGTTTCCGCTTTGCGCCATCAAAACAAAACCAACGTTTGCTTTGTCCGAACCCACTGTTGTTCCAGTGGTGTCTTTGATGGTCCCTGCTTTAATAGGACCTGAAAAAGTAGTTGTACCCATGTCGATCTCCTGTCTGGGTTAGTCAGCCACCCCATGCGGCTGTCAGGGATACACTAAACATACAGAAGTTTGAGACGAAAAGAAAGCATGATATAAAAACATATCTGCTAAAGAGGTGCTTCATGAACAAAGAAAAAGAACCTAACCCAAAAGAAATCCCACCAATTGACGAATATGAGGATCGACTATGAGTAAGACTCACTGGCACGGCACAATCACCGTTAACAATTACACCAGTTACAACATTCAAGTAGAGCAGTTTCATAAAGCAGGTATGACTAAACATGAAATTGGAGAGATTTCCCCCAATCAACAAGGTTGGAGTAACACTATGACCAAAAACTTTGATCAAGTAAAAACTTTGTTGCACTTTTACACAACCAACAAAAAACATCCGTACATGACATCCATAGCCTGCTACGGTCCAACAGATGGCCTAAGTGTGGATAGAGGAAACTTATCTGACCAAACTATTAAGATGCAAGGTAATGCAACACAAACTTTAAACGAAAATGAAACAAACAAAAGTTGGTGGCAGACTGGAGACCTCACTGAAATGCAAACAGTGGTCTTCTTACCGACCCCCAACAATTCTAGCTATGACTTCGCTCTTACCTTTAGTGAATGCGAATAAAAGAAAGGGGCTACCGAAGTAGCCCCAGTCCAACAGGGAGGTAATCCAAATGAAAGGATTACCCCATCATACCACAACTTACGCGCCAGGTGAACCAAATACACAACGTGGATCTGAAAATCCAAAGCTGTAACGTTCACGGGCTTTAAAGCGCATGTTACCAGTGTCGAAGTCTGCTTCCATGTTAGTGGACAGCGGAGTACGCTCGAAGTGGACAAATCCACGAGGTGCGTCTGTTTTGATGAAGAACGCATCTGGGTCTGTTAGGAAGTCGTTGACGGCATAGCCTTCAGGCAACATTCCCATAGAACGAATTGCGTTTACATCATTGTCCGCTGTGCCAACACGAAGATTTGACACCATGAGACGTTCTGCAACGAATTGAAGCTGACGTGGAATCACGAGCTTCATGCCGCGCAGTGCGACTTTCAAACCACGCTCGTCAACAAAACCTGCGATGTTGATAAGGGCATCTTCAAGAGATGTCTCATTCAAATCCGCAGCAGTTGTTGGTTCGTTGGCAAATGTGCCACCTGATGTAAGTGGGTGAGATGCGTCACACAATGCAACACCGTCACCACCAGCAGATGCGCCAGCAGTAAAGGCGTTGTTCAGGATAGCCGCAGCTTTAACCTGTTTTGTGTGTGCCATTGAACGTGCCAACGCACGAGTATAACGTGAGCCCAGACGATCATAAAGGTTATCTTCAATAGCCTCTTCCGTGATCGAAAATGCCAACGCGATTGTCTCGTGGTTGTAACGAGCAGTGTATGCTTCGTTTGCGTCGTCAAAGTTTACAGCGGAACCTTCCGATTTGGTTGGTGCCGCGCCGAAACCAGATAACATAACCTCTTCTTCAAATGCTCTATCTGAAGATTCAGTTGTGTAGATCTCAGCATGTTGGTTTTCGTACCGATTGTACTCCATACCGAACAGGGCGTTAAGACCTGGTTCCAACTCTTTCGCTAGTTGTGCGCGAGAGATAGCCATAAGTTAGTCTCCTTATACGCCTGTGGTCGACGGTGTACCAGCAACAATCGCACCATTCGGTGAGTTGAAGCTGTTATTCAGTCGAACAATTAGTGGGATACCAGCGGCTGTAAAGTCTTGGTTCTCAGGGTCATCTTGGATGCCGATGATACGCAAGTGCAATGCAGCAGTGG